CAATGGCTATTTTTTACAAAGCCAAAAACAAACAACAGATTCCACTTCTTAAAAACAAGCGAATGCAAAAGATGGTTCGAGAAGTTGGAAGATTAACAAATGCCAGCTTTAGAAATATTGCCAATTCAACAGCTATGAGCAGAGAATATCAAAAGGCGATAGACCGGGGCATCTATTCTGTGATGAATGGTTTGGAAGATTACAATTCAGCGGTTAAAAGAGTTGTTAAGAATTCGGCACTAAATGGAAACAAGGTTCAATATTCTAGTGGTTACAGTAGGAGATTAGATTCGGCGGCAAGAATGAACATCCTTGATGGCACTAGAGAATTAACAAGAGGCATCCGATTGTTAGGTGGGCAAGAGTTCGGAGCAGATGGAGTTGAAATTGATGCACATGGAATGTGTGCTCCAGACCACCAGGAAGTTCAAGGAACGCAGATGACAATGAAAGAGTTTGAAGAATTCCAAAATGATGATTCGCACAGACCAATTGGGAAGTTGAATTGTGGGCATTCTGCTGATCCGATAGTTATCGGAGTAAGCCAACCGGTTTATTCGGATGATGAATTGCAAGAAATGAAAGATTATTCAAATGAAATCATTGATATAAACGGAAAGCAATTATCGAGATATGATTGGGAACAATCAATGAGAAACCTTGAAACAAAGGTTAGAGAACAGAAAGATTTAATCGTTCTTGGCAAAGCAAGTGAGATTGATGATATAAAAAGAGAGGCTAACCAAAAAATCAAAGCCTATAAAAAAGCCTATAAAGATATATCCGACCAAACAGGCATAACACAAAGACCATATCGGTTTGGTTGACATTTTACAAAAAATTGTTACAATAAAATTAGAAACTTCTTATCGGAGAAATCCGATTAACAAATTATTTTAAAAAGGAGATTAGATATGGAAAACATTTTCACAATTTTGAAGAATCACGGAATCGAAATCAGCGAGGACAAGAAGAAAGATTTTGAAAAAGACCTTTTGAAAAATTACAAAACAATCGCAGAATTCGATGCAATCAAAGAAACTCTAAAACAGACACAAGATGATTTAAAATCTCGTGACACCGACCTTGAAGAAGTAAGAAAACAACTTGCAGAATCAGGCGATGATAAAGAGGCACTTGCAAAAGCAAACAAATCACTTGAAGAACTCCAAAAAACTTATGAAGATAAGAAAAAGGAGTATGAATCAAACCTAGCAAAGAAAGATTATGAATTCGCTGTTAAAGAAAAGATTTCAAATCTTGAATTCACATCGAATGCCGCAAAGAAAGCATTCACAAACGATGTTATCGAAAAAGGCTTGAAATTAGAAAATGGCGAATTGTTGGGATTTGATGATTATGTTGCAGAGTACAAAAAGAACGATGAGGGTGTTTTCAAAGCAACAGACAACGGAGAGAGCAAACCACATTTCGGCGGTGGAACACAGAAAAAGAATTCCACAAAGCCAGAAGATACAACTCTCCCAACATTCATTTAAAAGGAGATATTAAAAATGGGATATGATGCAATAAACATTTTAGCGAGTGATGAGGGAAAAGCAAAACTAGCGGTTGAATTTAGAGGTGTTTTAGAGAATATTCAGGCAAAGACACTTGCAATGCAATTAAGAAGTACAGACCTTTCAGGAGATCCAAAAGGTGGCAGAATTGAAGTTAAGAAATTCAAAAACTTTGAATCTGCTGAATATGGAACAGCCGCATCAGGCAGGGGCGATACAGCTCTAAAAGAGAAGATTGCTTACATCGACATTGACAAGGACAGAGAAATCATCAAGGACATCGAAGAGAAAGATGCAAAACTTTATGGTGTTGATGATTTAGTTGGCAAGGTTGGAACAAATGCCGAAAAGACAATGACAAGAGAACTTGACAAAGCATTCTTCACTTATGCAGAGAGTGTTGCCACAGCGTACACACCGGGCGAAGGGGAAACAACAATCCTTGATATTCTTGATGGTGCTGTTACAGAGTTGAACGAACTTTCAAATGATTACATTGATGGTGTTGATGATGAAGATATTGTTATCGTTCTAAATTCAGCAAATTATAAGAAAGTTAGAAGATACCTTGATTCTGTTGCTAACTCAAATGTTAATTCAACAGAGGGAACATTTAGAACTCTTCATGATATACAGATTGAAAAGGCTGTTAGACTTCCTGATGGTTGCGGTGGCTTAATTATGATTAAGAACATCATTGGTTTACCGGTTCTTGTTAATGGAGTTAATACTGAAAAGGTACAGAAGAGAAATGCGGTTTCAGCACAGCTATTTTATGATTATGGTGTTGGAACAGCAACTCCAGAGGGCATCTTAAAGATTAGTGATGGTTCATCAAGTGTTACACCCTAGTGAACCGTTGGCGGTAGTTCCAACGGAACTTGAAATCACAAAGGGCGAAAGCGGAGAAGTAACTGTTAGCGGTGGAAGTGGTACTTATACCGCTGAAACAACAACAGCGAACATCACAGCCACAGTTGATGGCTCAAAAATCACAATAACAACAAATGGAAACAGTGCAGCAAGTGACACGTTAACAATTAGTGACGGAGAAGATTCTGTCACAGTTGCAATAACTACTGTTGCACCTTAAAAAGAAAGGGAAGTCATATGGAACATCTATCAATTGAAGATTACAAATTATTTGGTGGAAGTCAACCTGACTTCCCTAATTTGTTAATTGATGCAGAATGCTATTTGGAAAAAGTAACATTTAATAGAATTAACAAAGTGGAATTGGATGATAAGATTAAAAGATGTATTGTTTTATTGATTGATGAAATTGTTAAAGCAAAATCAAGAAATGGCATTAATTCATATTCAAATGGATTTGAAAGCTGGAGTTATTCCAATGAAGAATCAAAAAGAATGTATGATATTTGCAAAACATATCTTGATCCAAGATTGCTATTCCGAGGTGTAGGATGTTAAAAACAATCACATTGCTAAACAAATTGAATCGAAAAGACAGCCAAACCGGTTTAGATGTTTGGTATAAAACTATTTTAACCGCTAATGTTTACAGCGAAAAAGTAACAAGTGCGGTTGGAATGGATGTTTCGATGAATGAAACATACACAATCTTAATTCCATTTACCGACAAATATTCAACCTATCATTTATGGAAATCAATGAACAAGGATGAACATTACACCTTAAAGCAAGGCGATGTAATTATCTTTGATGAAGTGGAAGAAGAAGTTACAACAAACAACATTGCAGAAATCCGAAAACAATATGAAAGTTGTGAAGTTAGAACGATAGAGCAGAGAGAAAAAATTCTTGATGCTAATTATCAATTCAAAGTTGGTGCTGTTTAATGAAGATAACTTTTGATAAAAAAGGAGTTGTTAGAAAAGTGAACAAAATCGCCAAAAGGGATGATGTTCGCAAATTTCTTGCAAATGAGGTTTATCGAGAAATGAAACCATACACTCCAAGAGATTCAGGAATCTTAATTGATACAGCTTACACCGAAGTTGGAGTTGTTATCTATCCTCAACCATATGCCAAAAAGGTATATTATGGATGGGGAGGCATACAAATTCACAAAAACAAAAACCGACTTGCAACAACATATTGGGATAAAGCAATGATGAATGCAAAAGGAGGAAAGATAGCCAAAGCAGTTAGTGACTATCTAAAAAGAACATGAGCAAGTATGCGGCAATAGTTGAATGGCTATCGGAATATAAACCATCATATGGTTGGATATTCTTTAATTACAATCCATCCGAAGATGAAACTCTTTCACTTAATTCCATTTCATCTTCACGAGAAGAAAAAAGATTCATTGATGGTTCAAAAGAAGTTAGTTTGTTATTTGCTATTGTGTTGATGAAAAAATACGATACAGGAACAAACGATGTTAATCTCGATGCTATGAACGAGAATGAACAATTAATGAAATGGGTTGAAGAAAGAAACAAAGCAAAAGATTTCCCAAATCTTGGGGATAATGTAACAGTTAAAGAAATTGAATGTTTGGAATCTTCTCCAAGTGTTTTAGTAGATAATGATGAAAACTTGGCGAAGTATCAAACTCAATTTCATATAATATTTAGAGAGGTGTAAAAAATGAGCAAAATTACAACAGATATGATTGTTCCTTATCTTGATGTAAACAAGGATAAAACATTCGCTAAAAATGATTGGGTGGCGATTGACCTTTCAACAATTTTCGAGTTGGGAATGAATCCTGAAACAGAAGAAAAGAAATATATTTCAATGAAAAATCCAAAATCAATTGTACAATCAAACGCAATTGCGATGGATCAAGAAATCGAAATGGAATCAACAAATCCAATGTATTCTTTCATTAAGAACTTATTTTATAAAAGACCGGTTGGCTCGGAATGTGATATTCCAGCTTTAATCAAGTTTGAAGATAATTCCGGATGGCGAAGTATTGCAACAATTATTCTTGGTTCTATGAACACAAATGATGGAATTATTACTTTTACAATTAATTATAACGATGTAACAGAGGGAACAGTTGCAATCGCACAAGATGGAACTGTAACATTCACACCCAGTAACTCCTGACGAGGAAGAAACAGAAAGCGAACAATCGTTGGTTGACGAACTAACAGAAAGTGATGGCAAATAAATGTATATTTTAAATTTTGAAAATCAATCAATCGAACTTCCTGAATACAACTTTGATATTGCATCAAATCTTGAAAAAGCAGAGGTATCAAATCAAGGTGCATTGCCTTTTAAAGATAAATGCAAGACAATTTATAACTGTTTAGCAAAGATTGTTAATGTTGAAGAGTTAATCGGAAAGTTTGATAACAAAATCGATCCAAACAGAATTCAAATCTTGTTTTCGGAAATTGTCAATGCGTACAATAAGCCAATTATTGAGCATAGAATTAGAGAGTTTTCCGAAACAGTCGAGAACAGCCAAATCGACAAAATCAAAGAGATGGTTGATGTGGCAAAAGAAATGAATGATTGATTTAAGGAAGAAGTCCTTGCCCAAATCCATAATGGTTGAGGGCAAGGCTTATTTTTTAAATACAGATTTTCGTGTTTGGATTGATTTCGATAAATATATTTTAAGTGTTAAAAATCTTAATGATTTTAAAAAGTTTTTTGTTGGCGAGATGCCATTTGCAGATTTCACGGACCAGCTTGTTGATTTTTATGCCAATGCAAATAGCACTCCAAATTATAAAAAAACAGAAGATGAAAATTTGGTTGATTTTATTGAAGATGGAGAATATATTGTTTCATCATTTATGCAAGATTACGGAATAGATTTAACAAGTTGTGAATTACATTGGCATATGTTCAAAGCATTGTTTTTGGGTTTATCGGAAAACACAAAAATCAAAGAAATTATCTCATTAAGAGGTTGGAAAGAAGATAAGCGAAAACCGGAGGTAATCGCTAGAGAAAACAAGAATGCTTGGAGATTGCCAAATAAGAATAAAGAAAAGTTCTTGAAAAAACAACAAGAAGAAAACAAAGCAAACATCGAAAGATATTTAAGGAAGTTAGAAAATGAACGATAGCGAAGTAAGAATTGGCACGGAACTTGACACCAGCCAAGCAGAAAAACAAAGTGAAAAACTAGGCAAAGCATTAGATGATAATATTGGAAATGGTGCTAAAAAGGCGGCAAAGGGATTAGCGGCAATTGGTACGGCGGCGGTTGCCGCTGGAGGAACAGCAGTTTCAGCAATGGTTAAAAGTGCCACCAAAGGCTATGCAGAATATGAACAGTTGGTTGGTGGTGTTGATACTCTTTTTAAGAAGAGTTCAAAAACAATCCAAAAGTATGCGGATGATGCGTTTAAAACTGCTGGAATATCTGCCAACAATTATATGGAACTTGCAACCTCATTTAGTGCATCTCTTTTGCAAGGTTTAGGAGGCGATACAAAGAAAGCCGCCAAGATAGCGGATCAAGCAATCATTGATATGAGCGACAATGCAAACAAGATGGGAACATCAATGGAAATGATTCAAAACGCATATCAAGGCTTTGCAAAAGGCAACTTCATGATGCTCGATAATCTAAAATTGGGATATGGAGGCACGAAAACCGAAATGGCTCGTTTGATAAACGAATCTAAAGTTTTAGGCGATACATTTGTTGAAACGGGCAAAAATGGAAACTTTGATGAAGTTGTTACATTCGATAAAATCATTGAGGCGATTCATGTTGTTCAAAATGATTTAGGAATTACGGGAACAACAGCAAAAGAGGCATCCACAACAATTGAGGGTTCTTTCAATTCAATGAAAGCCGCTTGGGATAATTTAATGGTAGGAATGGCAAATCCTGATGCAGATTTTAATAAACTTGTCGGCAATCTTGTTGATACAGCAAAAACATTCTTGGAGAATTTATTGCCTGTATTAGAAAAATCCATAAGTGGAATCGGAGATTTAATCACAGATATTGCCCCAAAAGTTGCCGAAGTATTGCCAAAATTGGCAATTAAAATAATTCCATCATTTGTAAAAAGTGCAATTTCGGTAGCACAAGCACTAATGACAACTATTCCCGAAGTTTTAGCGATGCTGGTTTCTTCTCTAATTTCGAATTTACCTATTTTATTAAACGGAATAAACGAAATGGCAAATATTTTATTACAAAATTTGCCAACATTAATAAGCCAGCTAATATCAGGCTTGCAGGACACAGTTCCATTAATAGTTAGTGCCTTGCCACAGATTTTCCAAAATTTGATAAATGGTGCATTTGAGGTTTTGAGTTCAATTTTCGACAATCTTCCTCAATTGGTAGATATGGCTATTCAAATCATTTTAGGATTGACAAACGCATTAATTTCAGCCATCCCATTATTGGTTTCAAAATTGCCTGAATTAATCCAAAAAATCGTGGACGGATTAATTGGCTCACTTCCTTTATTGATAAATGGTGCGATTTCGCTTGTTTTGGGCATAGTTAAAGCATTGCCACAGATTATTATGTCATTGGTTAAAGCATTGCCACAGATAATCAAATCTGTTGTTTCAGGCTTACTTTCAGCATTGCCATTATTGATAAAAGGTGCAATTACATTGGTTGTTGAATTGGTTAAGAATCTTCCACAGATAATAGTTGCATTGATTTCAGCCATTCCACAGATAATTGGCGATGTGGTTGATGCACTAATCGACAACATCCCTCTTTTGATAAAGGCTAACATCATTATGGTTGTTGAGTTGGTTAAGGCGATGCCTAAAATCTTGAAATCTTTAATTTCAGCCATTCCAAAAATTGTGGTTTCAATCATTGCCGCTTTCAATAAGATGGCAAGTAAATATTTAGAAATCGGCTTGAATATGATAAAGGGCATTTGGAACGGAATTAAGAATGCTGGAAAATGGTTGATGGATAAGATTAAAGGATTCTTGGGCGGTGTTGTTGATGGCATCAAAGATTTCTTGGGAATCAAATCTCCATCAAGATTGATGCGTGATGAAGTTGGAAAGATGATGGCTCTTGGAATGTATCAAGGTTTCAAGGATAACAATCCAATGGCTCAAATTAAGAAAGACTTGGCAACCGGTGTTGGTTCATTGCAGAGTTCAATCAATATGCAATGGAGTGCATCATCAATTGGAAATGCTGTTTCAAATGCAATTGATGGCTTAACAGTTTCTGTCGATGGAAGAACATTTGGAAGAATCGTAAGGAGTTATTAAATGAAAGAAATATATTATTTAACATCAAAAGGGGTTCGAATCAACTTGATTCAAGAACCCTATATGATGTTGGAAGAAACAGATTTATTTGATTACAAATGGGAACACATATCAAGTGGCGAGAATTTCCCAAAAATTAAAGGGATGAAAAAAGGGTTTGTATCTCCACAATTCACAATTGATGTTTCTGGATCAACAGAAAGCGAGTTTGCAAACAACCTTGAAAATCTAATAAGTGCATTCGATGGCGATGTTTATCGAAACAAAATGGGCAGATTGTATGTTGGAAACAATTACAGAAATTGTTTCATTCAAGGAGCAACATTTCCAAAAGTTTTCAAAACTAAAATGGCATCAGTAGGATTTACAGCTATATCCGATGTGGCAGATTGGGTTGAATGGGAAACTGTTGGGTTCGAGGGTGCTGGAGATATTTATCAAACTCCAATTAACAATCTTGCTAGTTATTTGCCAAATAATAATCAAGATTCTTTGGTTGTTGAAGAAAACAATGATGCCTCAATTCAACTCAAATGGACCAACACCGAACCAACCGGTTATATGTTGATAGATTTTGGAGAGATTAAAAATGTATCATCAATCAATAATTTGGAATTTTATAAAGGCTCTAATGGTCCTGCGGGGATTACAATTTCTATTTCTAGTGATGGCACAAATTATGAAGAAATTGGAAGAGTTGATTTGACAACCACATATAGACAGACAAAAAGAACTTTTGATTACAATGAACCGGTTCAGTTTAGATATTTAAAGTTGGCAAATAATAACAATATGCCAATTTGGCAAATTGATTCTTCAAATTTTGCTATCTATTCGGACAGAATTATTACAGAGAATATTCTCACAAACGAGGATAACATTACACTTGGCGAAAACATTGAAATTGTTATATGGGAGTCTAATATGATTCAATTTCACAAACTAGGTAGCCTTTACACACCATCTTATATTTATTTAAATGCCAAATACATAGACCAAGTGCATCTCACAGCCACACAAACAGATGCGGCACTTATGGTTGATGCTTATTACGATGATGAATGGCACTATCTTGGCGGTGGTACGCAAGAGGTTAGTTTATCCGGGTTAGACATTCATTGCGAACGATTGAGAATTGGTTCTCAAAATAGTGAATATATTTATTTTTATAATCCAGCAACCACTTTTAATGCTCAAGGTGTTTTGCAATATTCATTCTTTAATGATTCTTATGCACCAAGCGATGCAATTATTAGAATATCGGAAAGCGATGTGCCATCAGTAATCATTGGCGAGAACACTTATGGAGCAGATGTTGTAATTGAAAACGGCCAATTTCTCGAAATTGACACAAAAGAGCATACTGTTAGGCTTTATGAACAAGACGGAATGACTTATGAAAATGTATATGACAAGCGAACAGATGGATGCTTTGAGAAAATCGAAAGTGGAGAAAATAGCATCAGTTGGTTTGGCAATGCAGAAATCGAAGTATTGCTCGAAAAGGGCAGGAGTACACCGAAATGGAATTAACTTATCTTGATAATAACTTTATAGAAAAAGGTGCGATTTTAGATTTTAACATCGATTTGGCATATGGCAAAGATGAAAACAATTTTGAAATGAAAACACCTGAAAACAAAATGACAGTTGGCGATTTTTGGAGCTGTGGTTCTTATGGCGGCATTGTTGATGAAATAGCCAAAGTTTCAAATGAAGAAAATGTGACATATCGTGGCAGATCACTTCAAGGGATAATTGATAATTTTTCTTGCTATCAACTAAAAGATGCAAATGTGCTAACTATCAACGGAAATTCAATAACAGTTAATGGATTGCCAAGCGAGATTTTGAAAACAATCATTGAACAGCTTGAAATTCCATTTTCTGTTGGAGATGCCGATGAAGAAGAAGAAAACATAACAATTACAGTTGAAAGAAGTTTAAGTGTTTATGAATTGTTTTTGGCAATTCCAAACTACAAACTTGTTTTTGATTATGAAAGGAATGTTGGCTTTGAAGTAAGATTAACCGGTTCAATAGATTACACCAAAGATGATTATTTTGATGCAACGCAATATTCTGTTAATATTTCGGTTGATAACAAGATTCCAAATCACTTAATCGGAATTTATAAGAAAGAAGATAGAACGATTGTTAAACATCTTTATTTTGATGAAGATGGAAACATTCAACCTTATTATGTTTTGGATTCCGACAATCAAAATCCGATGCACGATGCAGAATATGAGCGAATTGAAGATAATCAAATAATCAAGGGCAAGAATGAAATCGTTGAAGTGATTGAGGGTGGTTCTACCATTGAAAATCTTGTTGTTGTAACTCCAAAAACTGAAACTGATGGCAACACAGATTTTGATGGAAGTGTTCCGAGTGATTGGAACGAAAACTTTATGAATTACTATCAAGAGGAATGGGATGCAGAAAACCTTGAAACAGTTTTTAATAAATTACCGGTTGAGCCAAATTATTCAGTTTTAACAATCCCATCGGCTCAATGGTGGCAAGTTAATTGGGGTGCGTATTATAAGAGAGTTTTAAATGAAGAAACCGGAGAATATGAATTCAAGCAATTAACAGAAAGCGATGTTAATGAAAAACCTCAATATGTAAAAATTGCAAATGCTGGAACAGTTCCTAACGATTGGGAAACAGAATGGGAAAATTATTATCGTAAATATGCTACGGATGATTATCAACATTTCGAGGGTGTTTCAATTCCTGATTACTACAAAGAAACATCCGTTAAGGAAACTCCTAAATGGAAAGAAGATAGGGGTTCTTATTACATCAATTGGAAGAGAGAAAAATGGAATATTAAGGTTTATGCTCAAAAGAGAGGCGGATGGAAAAAAGTTGATGCAATAGAAGTTAAGGATTCTTTAACATTAGCAAATCCAACCGGTTCAAATCATTCTTTTGCTTGGTGGAAGAAAGAACATGGTTCAACATTTATTGTTTCTCAAAATGTTCCAAATGTTGGAGTTGTGAAAACAAAATATGTGATTTCAAAACCAACAATTTATAAAACAGAATGGATAACCTTGAAAGATTATTGCGAAACAGTTCATATTCCATTGACAGGAAAGAATGGCATTAAGTGGAAACAATTCACTTTATGGATTCAATACGAATTGCGAGTTGATCCGCCAATTGTGCATGAAGATATTTATAAACTACAAACTTTAAGTGGTTCGCCATCTATGAGCGGCACTTATTACAAAGAAGATGGAGTTGTAATCCCACCATACTATCAAGGCAAGATTTACAGAAAAATCGAAGATAATTACACAAATCTAATCGAAAAGATGCTTGAAAGATTGAATGAAATTAAAAATTCTGCAATCAAAATCGAACCATCTATCGATGCAGATGTTGGCGAGTTTGATATTGGAGATATAATTGGTGGAACACATCCATTTGCTAATCAAACCATTAAATCAGTAATTGCAAAAAAAATTGTCAAGATTAATAGTGATGGTATCATTATTTCTTACGAGATTTAAAACAATTATTAAAAATGATATAATTAGATTAAAGGAGAACGGAAAAATGAAAATGAATGACAAAATCTATGACACTTTAAAATGGATTGCACAGATTCTTTTGCCAGCGTTAGGCACATTGTATTTCGCATTAGCAAATATTTGGAAATTGCCATGTGCAGAAGAAATCGTTGGAACAATCACAGCTATTGACACATTTCTTGGTGTTTTACTTGGCATTAGCACCAACAAATATAATAAAAGTAAATAGGGGGTTTTTGATATGAATAAATTTGCCTGGGCATCAATCGGAGAAAATGGAAAAATTACCGGTGGGAAACCGGGGGATCAAACCGGTAAAGAAGTAAGAGTTGGCGGTTATTATGATTTTGGGCAAAAAAGTGTAATTCGCTTTAAATCAAAAACAAAAGGCAGAAAAGCCGCAAAGTACGCAAAAGCATTGGCAAACAATTCTGCAATTGGCTATAACCAGGATGGCAGACACACATTGTTTAACTTGGCGAGAGATTGTGGCTGGAATTATAGCAAATTGAAAAAATCTCTAAAATATGAAAAGGTTAATTGTGATTGCTCAAGTTTTGCAAGTACAATTATCAATCTAGCATACGGAAAACAGATTGTGCATATTTCAACAACAGCCACAATTTGGGGCAATTGTGAATTAAGCGGCAAGTTTAAAAAACTATCTATTGCAGATGCTAAAAAGAAATGGCATAAAGGCGATATGCCTTATAAGGCAAATTGCCATATTATTATGAATGTATAAAATGATGGGGGTGTAATCCGATGAATTACGATATTAACACAATAATAAGTTTGTTTTCAGCGATTGTTTCTTTGGCGAGTTTTTTTGGTTTGTTTTATAAAATGAAATATCAGTTGGAGCAATTAGAGAAAAAACAAGATAAGCATAATAGTGTAATTGAGAGGATGCAAACAATTGAAATTGCAATCAATACTTTGGATATTAGGCAGAAAAACATTCTTGCCGAAATCGAAGAATTGAAAGGAGAAAAAAATGGAAGAGAAATTAACACTAGAGCTGTTGAGGGAAGTTAAAGCGTTAAGCAGAAAATGGTTTATTGCTTTTATAGTAGTTTTAGTGATGTTTTTTGTTTCTAACTTGGCTTGGCTTTATGCCTGGAATTTACCAGCGGAAGAAACAAGCACAACTGAATATGATGTGCAAAGTGAAGATAATGGAAACGCAATTTATAACGATGATGGCAAGGTGAATATCAATGGCAAGAGTAAGAGTGAAGAAAACTAAAACAATTAAAAGAACACGCAGACCGAGAGCGAGGAGAAGAAAAAGAAGATGATTCCAAAAGACTTCACGCAAGATGAAATTGATTATCTTTTAGAAAGATGCAATTTTGTTAACAAAGAACTTGCGATGTTTAAAATGAGAGCCGGGGGAATGACACTTGAAGAGATTGCGTTCAAATTGGATATTCCAATTAGTTCAGTAAAATATATAAGCCAAAAAGTTAATAAAAAGATTATTAAGGTTTTATAGGACATTGTTTGCCTCCTTTCATTGGGAACTCAACTTTATAATTCGACTTTTTTTAGACAAAAGTTGGATTGTATAAGTTGGGTTCTTTTTTATGCAAAAAAAGAACCGGGATTAAACCCGGTTCTATAACCTTATTACTACTACTTAATAAAAGTTACAATAATATTATAGTAAAAAAATCATAAAAATTGACAAAAAGCAAAAATAACACACTAAAAAACAAAAAAGATTACCAAAAAAGGCTTGAAAAATACTACTGAAGTAGTATAATAAAGGTATAAAAGTTTAAGGAGGTAGAAAAATGACAAATTACGAAATATACAAAGAAGAAAAAGAAAAGTGGATACTCAATCATCCTTACGCAAGTAAGCAAGAAAGACTGAAATTTCTAAAAGCAAAAGCAGAAGAATTGGGGTTAAGTTTAAGATTTAGGAGAGAAGATTGGGAGGTAGAGAGATGAAATACAATATTTACAAATTATCATGCGAGATTAAGCAGAGAGATTTTTATAAGGCATTTGGAGATTATGAAGAAATTCTCGACAAAGAAGAATTTAACGATAAATTAAGAAAATATATCCAGGAAAAAGAATTATATCTCGGCAACGAATATGCGAATCCTGAAAGCTATGAAACACTTGAAGAGGCTATGTTGTACTTTGATAAAGAGATATATTTGAATTTTATGAGGGGATGCCCATTCAATTATTTTATTGTTGAGTGGTATGAACTTTATAAAGAAGATGAAGAATCTGCCGAGCAGATTTGTTGAAAGGAGGTGTAATATTGAACAGCTTAAAAGATGCAAGGCAAAAAAAAGGTATCACGAGAAAGGAATTGGCTGAAAAAAGCAATATTCCAATTAGAACCCTTGAATCCTATGAGCAAGGATTAAGATGCCTAAATAGGGCAAATATTAAAACTGTATTAACATTAGCATCGGTTCTTGATGTAGAACCGGACGATTTATTGAATTAAGGAGGAAGAAAAATGAAAAGATTATTTGAAATTCAGCAAGAACTAAAAGTTCCAAAAGACCAAAAAGGATATGGCTATAAGTACAGGTCAGCAGAGCAGATTTTGGAATTGTTAAAGCCGCTTTTGGCAAAACGAGATTTAATCATCAATCTATCCGATGAATTGATAGAAATGGGAACGATTGAAGAAGATTATCAAATCACGGATCAAGTTTTAAACGATAAGAAAGATAAGGTGGTAATGCACGATATTCATTCAAGAGTTTTCATCAAATCAACAGCAACTTTATTTGGTGTTGATGGCAACTTGATTAAGAGTTCAGTTGGATTTGCAGAACTTGACACATCAAAAAATATGGACAAATCACAAATAACCGGTTCGGCATCATCATATGCGAGAAAATATGCCCTAAATGGCTTATTTGGTATTGACAACACAAAAGATGCAGATTCAAAAGAATATCAAGATGCTGGAATTCCAGCTCCATCAATATCAGCTTTAAAAGCACAGATTGAAACATTGGGATGGCAAGACAAAGAAAAAGAAATTCTGGCATCTTACAAGGTTAAATCATTTGAAGATTTATCTCCAAAACAAAGAACTAATCTTGGAAATGGAATGGCATTAGAAATCAAGAAATTACAGAAAGGAGCAAAATAATGAAATATATTCGTGAAACATTGGTATTTGCAAGTTGCCTGCAAGCTGTATTAATCAACGCATTATTATTTAAATGCAACTTTTGGCAAAATTACAACACCACACAAGCCATAATACTTTGGGTTGTTGGAACTTTTGGAATTGCGTTCGCTTTGTATAAATTCCAAAAAGCAATGGCGAAAGGCGGCACAGAATGAAAGAATTAATTAAAGACTTGGAAGAGCATGTTAAGGT